AGAGTTTTTAAAGATAATTCGTTTTGTGATAAAAGATGCTAATGTATTTGTAATATCTCATAAGGCAGACTTACATGATAAGTTCAATAGTGTGATTCGATTTGAAAAACTCAAAGGTTTCTCTCGTGTTGTTTCTTAATAAATATCTAAAAACTAATAAAAATGGCTTGGCATATTAAAAAAACTAGTATAATAAGCACAGATACAGTTTATTATAAGGGTAACAACTCTTGGACAGCGATCTATGATAATCGTTCTACGTATACTTCTCAAGCAAAAGCAAAGGCAGAGAATTATATTTGGGATAAAAAGACCAATAATGGTTGGGATCTAACCGCTGTAAACGAAGGATAATGATTTTTTTCTCTCTCATACTTTCATTTTTTGCGAATCACTTACCTGTGATGTACGTTCAAGTGCCACAGTGGGCAGATGATTGGGCAGTTTGTGCTGTAGATATACCAGATGCAAAGTGTCATTGGTATGTTGTAGCACCTGATAATACATTTGGTGAAGGTTTTGATTGGGAGAATGCACCTTGGTTTGATGCAAATGGATTAAATGATGTTGCACCTATGCAAGAAGTATCAGTTTTAGAAAAATTACAGGGAAAGAAATGAAAACATTCTCACAGTTTCAAGAAGATGTTGATAGTATGAAAGCAACCATGAAAGGATTTGCTGATACTATGGTGCCACAAATGAAAAAGTTTGCTAAAAGTAAAGAAGCAAAGGATTTAAAAACCAATGTTATGAATATGTTTATTGATAAAGGTAATCAACTTTTAGATAAAGGTAAAAAGAAACTTGGTGAATTTGAGAAAAAAGTAAAATGACAACTCCTAACTGGCAACACAATTCTGGTAAACCACAGAAACGAACGTTAAAACCACAAGCTCTACGACAAGCAAAAAAACGTCGTGGACAGTTAATAAAGTGTCTACTCAACCGTCCCAAGGGGCGGTTTCGTTGTTATAATAGGTACATAAAGCAAACAACATTATGACAGTCCAACACGAAATTAAATCACAACTCGCTAAACTACTTGCTACAGAAGACATTGTAGTTGAGCACAAGAAAGTTGAAACAGCAGAGTTTAACGTACAGACCCGTGTACTTACACTTCCAATGTGGGAGAAAGCAAGTAACGGAGTGATTGATATGTTAGTTGGTCACGAAGTCGGACACGCACTCTATACACCTAATACAGAGTGGTGGAAAGAGGTTCAGATACCTCAACAGTTTGTCAATGTTGTTGAAGATGCTCGTATTGAAAAGTTAATCAAGAGAAGATATGAAGGACTAAACAAAACATTCTATAATGCATATCACGAACTATCAGATAAGGACTTCATTCAGATTGAAAACAAAGATATGAGTGATTTAAATCTTGCAGATAGAGTCAATCTATATTTCAAGATTGGTCACTTTGTAGATATTGACTTTGATATTGAAGAGAATTTACTTGTGAGTAAGATTGAATTAGCAGAGACATTTGAAGAAGTATTAGTTCTTGCAAAAGAGTTGTACTCACTTTGTAAGCAACAATTAGAGCAAGAGAACAAAGAAAGACAGGAATTAGAAAATGATACAGGTATAGACTTAGGTGATGAGACTTTCGATGGCACACCTAAAGGAGAAACAGAAGAGTCTGGAGAGGAAGTAGATTTAGATTATCAGAAATCAGAATCTCAACCACCAACAATCGAAGAGATTGAAGATATGATGGATGAACTCAGTAATCGTTCTCAACCACAAAATACAGAGCCAGAAGTTGAAACAATGGATGCTCTTGATGAAGCACTTAAAGATTTAATTAACAGAGGTGGACGTGAGAATCATTACATTGAATTGCCAAAAGTAGATATTGACCAAGTTGTAATCTCAAATGAGAGAGTTCATAAAGAGTTTAAAGAGCATTGGACTAATTTAAATATAAGAGTACAAAGTCAATTCAAACAAAATCCAAACTACTTTATTTCACTTTGTAATCCTGAGAGAATCCCAGAGTCCTATGACCCATTTGAAGGATTAGATAAAGATTTCTATGCATTCAAAAGGTCTGCACAAAAAGAAGTAAGTTATCTTGTTAAAGAGTTTGAGTGCAAGAAATCTGCAGGTGCATATGCTCGTGCTACTACAAGTCGTACTGGTGTTCTTGATACAACTAAACTTATCAATTACAGATTTAGTGAAGATGTATTCAAGAAAGTCACTGTTGTTCCTGATGGTAAGAATCATGGATTAGTATTCATACTTGATTGGTCTGGTTCAATGAATAATGTAATGATGGACACATTGAAGCAACTTTACAACCTTATCTGGTTCTGTCGTAAAGTTCAAATACCTTATGAGGTTTATGCATTTACAAATGATTATCCTAGACCTGCGATGTATGCAAATAGAGAAACTTTCTATGAACCCAAGAATATGATGGCAGAAGTAAGTAATAGTTTTGCTTTATTGAATATGTTTAGTAGTCAAACTAAGTCAAAGGATTTAGATACACATATGATTAACATTTGGAGGTCTGCCTGTGTATTTGATTGGACACAAAGCACACCTTACTTAGATGTACCATATGGATATAGATTATCTGGGACACCTCTAAACGAAGCATTGGTTTCTTTACATCAATTATTACCACAGTTTCAAAAGAAAACTGGTGCAGAGAAAGTTCAGTGTGTAGTTCTTACAGATGGGGAAAGTCAACCACTTAAGTATCATCGTGAGGTTCAGAGAGGTTGGGAAGATGCACCATATATGGGAACAAACTACTTTGGAGAAAATTGTGTATTGCGTGACCGTAAATTAGGTAAGACTTATATTTCAAAAGACTCTAGTAGATATGAATGTACAGATATGTTACTTCATAACTTAAGAGATAATTTTCCACAAACTAATTTTATCGGTATTCGTGTTCTTCCAAGTCGTGAAGGTGGTTCATTTATTCGTAGATATTGTGGATATGAAACTGATGCATCAATAAAAATGATGCATCGTTGGAAGAAAGAAAGGTCTTTTGCAATCACTACATCTGGATATCATACTTACTTTGGTATGGCATCATCTGCACTTAACAATGATGGAGAGTTAGTTGTGAAAGAAGACGCAACTAAAGCAGAAATTAAAAGGGCATTTGCAAAAAGTCTTAAAGGTAAGAAGATGAATAAAAAGATATTAAGTGAATTTATTGAATTGGTAGCTTGATAAATAGAGTTACCTTACAATAATATTATGATTAGAGTTACACCTAAAGACGCACAAGCTATGAAGGATGCATATGCAAAAATGTATGCACCAAAAGAAGAACCAAAACCTGAGACCGAAGCATCAGCAGAGGCACCTGCTGAAGAGGAATCAGAATAAATAAAACGTACACAATAGAGAAAAATGTCTAAATTTGGAGATTTAATAGCAGGAGTATCAGGAGAAACTGTTGCAACACCAGTGGTCGAAGAAGCACCAGTGGTAGAAGAAACATCAGTGGTGGACACAGCACCTGCATCTGTAGAAGACCCTGTTGACCCAGAACCTATTGATTTGAAAAGTTTATCGAAAGATGAATTAGAGGATTACGGACGCACCATCGGTATTGAACTTGACCGTAGACATAGTAAATCAAAGTTGGTAAAGGAATTAGAAGACCATATAGAGTATTTAAAGACAGTTTAAACCAATTGACAAACTGGCACACAAGGGGTTTACCACCCCCTTTTTTTTAACTATAATATAGGTATAGTTAAGAAACAAACCTTTATTATTATGCCCTTTGAATTAAAAATGACTTCCGAGCAAGCAATCGAAAAACTCAAGAACCTATACGGTACTGAGATTACAACAGCAGATATCAAAGCATTCTGTGCTATGAATGATATCACATATCAAACAGTTACTAAGAAGTTATCTAACTTCAAAGTATCTAAAGGAAAGTGGAATCTAGAAGTTACATCTGCAGCTGTAGAAAACATTGAGAAATCTTATAATTCTCCTGCAGTATTACCTGCATCAGAAAAGAATTTAGTTCCTGCAATTGATGAAACATTTTTTAAGTTTGGAAACTTTGCAGATATTAAGAAAGTAATACAATCAAAACAATTTTATCCAACATTCATTACTGGATTGTCTGGTAATGGTAAAACATTCTCTGTAGAACAAGCTTGTGCTCAGTTAGGTAGAGAACTTATTCGTGTAAACATTACAATTGAAACAGATGAAGATGATCTTATTGGCGGTTTCCGTCTTGTTGATGGTGCCACAGTCTGGCATAACGGACCCGTTATCGAAGCACTCGAACGAGGTGCAATCTTGCTCCTTGACGAAATCGACCTTGCCTCTAACAAAATCCTCTGCCTTCAGAGCGTCCTTGAGGGAAATGGAGTTTTCCTTAAGAAGATTGGCAGATTCGTTAGACCCGCCAGAGGATTCAACATACTTGCCACCGCAAATACTAAGGGTAAAGGTTCAGACGACGGACGATTTATTGGAACTAACGTGCTCAACGAAGCCTTCCTTGAGAGATTCCCTGTCACCTTCGAGCAAGAATACCCCTCACCTAAAACTGAAGTAAAGATGCTTACAAACTATTGCACAGAGTTGAATTGCTGTGACGACCAGTTTACTAAGAATCTTGTTGCATGGGCAGACATGATACGTAAGACATTCAACGATGGTGGTGTTGATGAAATCATATCTACACGTCGTCTAGTCCACATCATTCGTGCATTTGGTATCTGGCATGATCGTATGAAAGCAATCAAAGTTTGCACCAATCGTTTTGATGACGAGACAAAGCAATCATTCTTAGAATTATATGATAAGATAGATGCAGATGTAGTTCCAAACGAGGTAAAGGATGAGCAAACCGTTTGATGGTTATCTTGGACACATCCTCCGTCTTAAGGACGGTAGGAGTGTTCGCATCTTAGGAGATGCAGGAGAGGAGTGGAAACCAACACATAAAATAAATGTTGTTGACCTTGACGGAAATGAATTTCAATGTTATCATAGTGATATAGATCATGTATGGAGTGAAAATTGAAATACAATGAGCAAGAAATCCTTGATGAGATTTCTGACTACATCTCCAATACCTACAGTGCACACTATAGTCAAAATGATGGAGTTCAAACTCTTGACCTTATTGATGCTATAGGTGATGCAGAAGCATTCTGTAGATCAAACATACTTAAATATGCTTCACGATATGACAAGAAGGGTACAGCAAAGAAAGACATCTTTAAAGTTGTTCACTACGCAGTATTACTTCTACATTTTCACAATAAATCTACATCATGAGTAAAGTAACACTATCTAAAACAACACTAGACGTGCTTAAAAACTTTTCGACAATCAATTCATCAATTGTATTTCGTCAAGGTTCAACAGTTAGAACTATATCTAACGCAGAAAATATTCTGGCAAAATTTACAGGAGAAGAAATCTTTCCCACTGACTTTGCAATCTATGATCTTAGTCAGTTCTTAAGTGGAATTTCTTTGTTTGATAATCCATCACTTGAATTTACATCTGGAGAGTTCGTAAAGATTCGTGGTGGTCGTCAATCTGCTAAGTATTATTTTTCTGATCCTGAGATCACATTGAAGAGTGCACCAGAAAAAAATGTAAAATTTCCTGGTTCTGATATACAATTTTCTCTTACTGCTGAGGATCTAGTTAATATCCAAAAAGCATCTGCAGTTTATAGTTTACCTGATCTAACTTTCTATTCAGAGGAAGGATCAGATGTTATTAAATTAATTCTGAGAGACAAAGAAAATGATACCAGTAATACTTACGATCTCTCTGTCAAGGGTACTGCTACTGGCACCTTTTCTCTTGACCTTAAGATTGAGAACATTCGTGTTCTACCAAGTGACTACGTTGTTAAAGTATCTCAACACTTGATCTCTGAGTGGACAAGTCAAGATGCAGACCTCAAGTATTATATTGCCCTTGAACCCGCATGATATTACATAAAG